TGTTTTGCGTAAGACTGTACTACGAATTGGATGTCTATCCAAGTCCGTAAAGAAGTCCGAGTATACAACTCTTTGTGTTAATGGCGTTGCCATATGAAGCAATCTCCAGTTTTCTTTTTATTTATAAGACTAAACAAGATAGGTAGCGATTACATTCTCATCTAATACATTATTTTTTATAGACTCTCGTAAAGCCTTCTGTGTAGATATCTTGCTCAACTCTGCTGGCTGAAAATGCCCAGAATCATCTTTAAGATAATTCTCTAACCCATATTTTAAAAAATGGTCCCTGTATATACCTTCATGCCACTTTGTATTCCAATCCGCTGTTAGTACTCGTTTCCCTTTTTTGTTCGTTGTATTTACACCTTTAATTACAACAAGATCACATGCACATTTATAATTATGCCAACTTCTTCCTGCCGGCGCTGCTTTTGACCCACCCTCTTCTTTGTATATTTTATATAGCGCTGCCTGTTGAGCAAAAGTTCGTGTTGCATATGAAAATTTACCGCTATAGCCAATCGCTAGAAGTTTAGGATCATTCTGAACATCCCGAATACCTTTAGCAAATCGTTCTCTAACTTTTGGATGAAGAGTGTTCACTTTTTTCGCAGTATCTTTAGCATAAGGACCGTTGAAGTATGAAGCATCATATAATTTACTTGTGCCATTCCATTTTATAACTTCACGAATAACTGCACCTTTGCTTGCTATAGGTCTACCTGCCGCAGCAGAAGACGCTGACCTTTGATTGCTCGACCTTTGTATATCAGCATATTTAGATGAGGCACCGTTCACGCTATTTGATATACACATGCGCTCTGTCCGTATTTTTTCATCGTGCGTTTTATTGGCTTTTGCAATTTGATTTTTTACAGTTTGTTCTATTTGCACCGGGTCTGCTTGTGGATTATTTTCTTGGGTCTTCTTAATAATAGCAGCAGTCTTTAATGCGATTTTTTTATTTTGAGTCTCAGTAACTAAGCCCTTTACACGGTCGAGTTTCGCTGTCAGCAGTTTTTGTGTTGGTCCTAAGTTCAAAGCACTTACTTCTACTTTATCAGCAAGAGCATCAACATTCTTTTGAAGATTTTTAACCAACGCTTCAGTAGATTTTGAAGTGTGAGCGCTACATCCTTCTGTAATGCTAAGTGATGCGGTTAATGCTTTCGGTATATCACCAAGAAGAGCATCAACAGAAGATGTAAATACACCGGCAATTGCTTCTTCTTGTGCTTTTAAACTCTTTTGCAAAGCACTAATGTTTATTGACTCAAGATAATCAAGTTCATCTTTAATATTATTAGTAACAGTATCAACAGTTGTTAAGCTATCATTTATCAAATCAGCAACATTTTTTTCTGCTTGTGCTGCAATAGTTTCCGAGGTTAACTCGCCCACAAAACTTGATATTCCATCAACTAAACTTGTTGCAGCACCAGAGATAGTAGAGTTGATTTCAGCTAAGTCAAATGATTCTAAACTTAATTCCTTTGGCGACTTGGAAGTTGCAAGTGCAGCCAGTACTATTTCACAACCACCAGCAAGAGCATTATTAGACTCATCGATACCAGCATTCAAATCAACTAATCCATCAACAGATAGGTCAAATGATTCCAATGAAAAGTTCTCAACATCTACTCCACTATCAAAGAGAACTGCTGATAGTTGAGTTGTTGGCAAATCAATAATATTTGAAGATAAGTTACCAATTGTGAATAAATCTGCCACATTCAATTCAGACACTTTCTTAATAATGTCTTTTTTTAGGGATAGCATATCTTGTGGAGAAAACGCTGCTTCTGGAACAATAGCTTCGAAATTTTGCAGAGCAGAAAAGATTTCTCCGTTTGGTCCTGGCCCAGGAACAGAATCTGATATTTCTAACAAATCATTTAACGTTAGAAGAGGCAGATTGATAGATGTTAAAGACATTATTCGAACTCCTCTGCGCCGAATGGATGAGAATCTCTCCACAAGTCTGGCGGGTCAGTGAAACTTGTATATGGATCATCTACTAAGTCTACTTCAATTGGAAATTTCCTATCTGGTGGGTTGGGGAATTTATGCTTAAACGCTGGACGCCTGCCTGATGGTTTTAGATAACTTGTGTCAGAACCTTTTAGTATATGATTGAAACCGGGGTCTTCTTCAGCCGCACCACTTGTATTCAAATCAACTTTAGCGCCTTCAATAGCAACATTACCCACTGTTTTAATATTGTATTTGCCTGCTGTTTTGAAATATGTATTAGCGCCACTCTCAATTCTCACATCTGTGTTAGCATATGCTGAAACAAACCCTGTATTAGCGTAGATATGAATATTACCCTCTTGCGCATGTACGTACGCATTCTTATTAGCAAATACGTTATAGCTATCTAGATAGGCTTCTTGTCTGATTGCAGAACTTTTCTGTGCGAAAATATCACCAGAGTTCATATAGATTCCGCCAGCAACATTTAGATTGTAATCGCCATGAACATTCGTGGTCAAATCGCCATCAACGGTTATATTGCAATCAGATTCGACTGTAACAGTACAAGTACCTTTCACAATCACATCTGCTTTGCCGTTGATCAAGATCCTACCATTCTTCTCGACGATTGTTACATCATCACCAATAATTTTGTTAACACGAGTGCCCGTTGGACCAACTTCTGTGAATGTGCCAGAAGCATGATGAATATTGATACGTTCTGAACCGGGCGTATCGTCAAGTTCTATAACGTGACCAGACTCAGTTTCCTTTACCTGATTATATGGATATTCAGCATTGTAAGGTGGCGGTGGTTCTGACCAAGAATACCCTGGACATTCTTCTTGATTGATAAGTTTACTAGCAACGTGAGTTTCGCCAATATCTTCACCTCTGGCAAGTCGAGAAATATCAGGTTGATTCAGCGAAACTGGATGCGGATTAGGATCTGATGTTGCATTGAATCCTTGTGATGTGTCCACAGCAGTCGTAGGCATACCGGGCATAACACCAAGAAGCATTGGATGTTGCGCATCAGCGCCGTCAAGAAAGAATCCAAATACCCACGAACCTTCCATCGGAGGTTTGTAATTAATATCATAACTACCAATAATAGGAATTGCCCAAGGTAGAGTATCTGTAGGAACATCTTCTTTGCTATCAGGATGAATGTCGAAGCAGCGAACACGAACACGCCCCATTTTTCTTGGGTCTGTACGTTCTTCTACGACACCCATAAACCATAGCATGTTTCTAAAACCATTTTCAGCCATTATTCTTCAAACTCCGATGTCATATTTGCTACTGTTGAAACTCCAGCCTTATCTCCTGGGACAAGGTCTTTAATGATAGTTAGTTTACTGGTATAAGTTTTACCCTTTATATAATGTATAATAGTTTGAACTAACCAATGACCAGAAAGACTCTTATGTTTATCTTTGACACCTTCGCCGCCAATATTTTCATATTGAGGAATATCAATTAAAATTACATCACCAGCAAACAAATCGTTTCTGCCATATATCTCTATATCCATACTCATAGAATTTAGATAGTACCTATTGGAAACTTTAGGACCAGTAATATCTTTATATTTTTGCTGTTCTCTTTCAACATCTGTGAATATCAAAAACGATTTCATAACATTTTCATCACCAAAAAAAGCATTGGTGAAGTTTTCTGTATGAGGAAATCTCACAACTTTTTCTAGATGTTTATAATCTTTAAAGGTATCTTGGTATTTAAATATATTGTGATTGTATTGTTTATTTAATATATCGATTTCAACAACATCAGAAATCATAGCGCCATTACGCATTTCATTAATAGTATTTAATCTTTTTGGTATGAACAAAGAAGTGATATTGTTCATTGCTCTTGCTCTATTAGCCGGAGTATCAGATGTCAAAGCTGGATCATGAGTATATCGTATTGTTTGTAAATTCTTTACAAACATTTCTTCATGAGTGACCATTTTAAACTTCTCTCTATTTTGAAAGAAGTAATAATTCGAACTCTTATCCTCAGCAGAGAACGATTTGCGACAAACAAAATCTATAGCAGCAATAGGCTGTAAGGAAGGAACAACTAAAGTCTGTGTGCCCGACGTATCTTGAATTTCAATTTTGTTAGCAGAGTCCTTAAAGTTAGTATCATCTACGATATATTCATCAAAAATTAATTGAGCCATCTCTTTAGTAGTGAAGTCAACATAACTTTTTTGAACCCTTTTACTATTACTTATGAAATGTTGCGGTGATATAAATTTTAACTTGTAAAACATGCTGTTTTGTTGTTCGTTAGCCACAGCATTCGATAGACTATAGATTATAAACTGTTGCGTTATCTCATTATTAAAAAAATCAACATATCTTAGTGTGAATATCTCTTCTCCAAGAATGGGGAAGTTATCAATAAGACCAGACGAATCGACTAGAGACATTTCTCCATAAAGTAATGGCGAATCAATCGACTCAGTAAATGATATGTCTACAATATATGATGATATATCAAATGCAGGTTTCTTGAGTTCTCCATAACGATTGAGTGTCGCTAATTGAATGTCGCAATAACCTACATCAAAAGTTTCTTCACTCATTTAACAAACTTCTTAAATTTTCTGTTGCAATACTGGTATAAGAAGAGTTCACGAGAATGATATTTCTCAGGGTTTCGTTCTCTTCTATTTCGTAATCAAAACGACGAACAGCAGTCCATTCGCCAGCAACAAAATCACTATTGAATGTCTGTGCTCTTACATATGAATCTGGGCTAATCAACATGGTCTCATCGTCGGTGTTTTTCCAATGAACGATATTATCAGTTCTAGTTGTATTTTGCCCCCATACGATAGCATCAGTGCCTGTAGGAAGTGCTTGACTTGCATACTTTTTTCTGAAATACTCAGTAAAATTCTCATACGACTTCGGCCACTGAGTGTATGGATCAACAATATCGTTAGCAAAATATATTAACCAACTCATAGACGGATCATCATAGTAGAAACCTGCAACGTCTTCTGCTTTCTCATCTTCCGATATTGTATAACGAAGAAATGCATATGGGTCATCTTGCGATAATCCATCCATCAAAGTTGTTTTAAGAGAGATGTTCTTCACGGACTTCTCAATCGTAAAACTGCTATTAGCAAAAGCATATTGTGTTTGTGGATAGTATCTAAAATATTTTGACATTGTTATGGCACCGCCGGTGCGTTGACAACAGGCTCTGGCCGCGGTGCACTCTTGTTTTCTTCAGTGGCAGATTCTCCACCATAATCTTCTCTAGTCCACATTTGCATTTCTTGCATCGTAACACTAAGTTTTATTACTGCTGCATTACCGCCTTCTAAGAATGCGACTTCTCCGCCGCCTGCATAATCAACATCGACTCTATTAATCATACAAGGCTTTAATGAAATTGTATCAACACCTTCAATTCGAGGCAAGCAAACGCTAGGATAAGACAAAAATGCTTTACCTCCTGCTGAAAAATCTTTATAGTAAGGTAGACTATGAAATTTTATAGTTCTAATAATCTCTTTAACCGTACTAGTCTCACGGCGAGTTGTGGGGGCAAATGTCCAGTTGAAAGTATGCGTTTTTAAATCAACACCGTCAAAAAGCAGCGCTTGAAACGGATTTCTTTTAGCACCAGCGCCAGCTTCAACTCCCTGCATTATAGCAGGAGCAACTTCTTTACCGAGTTCGCTAATGGCGTAACTCGCCAAAGCGCTCGTCGCCTCCCCTACTCCCAGGCCCGATGCAACATCCACAAGAGCACTAAGCCCGCCTCCTGCGTAGGCACTAGCCCCAGTAGCAGCCATATCTCCGGCTAATCCAAGTTCTGTAGCAGAAACTTTTATACCTTGTGAATCCATAAGAGCGTCCGGTAGGGAAAGAAAAATGGAATCTAGAATATTAGCTGATGCCGTTGATACATTGGTGTCCTTCTCTGCATAAGAATACTTTTTGAACATTAAAAGCATACCAACATCGCTCAACTGCGATGGAAATTGAAGTTGGTTAATCCTATTCTCTTTCTTTTTTAAAGATCTTTTTGCTTGTGGTGATCTAGGTACACTCATCCATTCAACCTTTATAAATACTTGTTTACAGCTATTTAATCTATTTATAACGAAAAAAAATACTATGGCGTATAGGGGAAAATTTAAACCATCTAATCCTACTAAATATAAGGGCGACTATACGAAAATAGTGTATAGAAGTCTGTGGGAATTGAAGTTTATGAGAAGGTGCGATAGTCAACATGATATCATTCAATGGTCATCTGAAGAAATAGTTGTGCCGTATCGTAGCTTAATAGATGGTAAAAAACATAGATATTTTCCAGATTTTTGGATAAAAAAACTAAATAGAGATGTGATACTTGTTGAAATTAAACCAATGAATCAATCAGTACCACCACAAAAAAAGTCTAAGGTGTCTAAGAGATACCTCGAAGAAGTAAAAACATGGGGCACGAACTTATCAAAGTGGCGTGCTGCCCAAGAATATTGTGATGATAGGGGTTGGACTTTTATGGTTCTAACCGAAAAAGGAGAGGCAAGAAGTTGGCGGCAATATTTGACGAACTCTTATTAAGAGGTGTGAAGAAGGGACAAATCCCTGCTCGCACACAAGACGCACGAGAATGGTATCGTACCGCTGCTAGAAAGTCTGGTGCGCATGTACCAGCAAAACTCGTAAGGTCTGGATCAAACGACCCAAGCAGAGGTCGCTCGCAGATTCGTGTGGGTGATATGTATCTATATCACTACGAACCAAAGCACAAGAAAACACTACCTTATTATGATAGATTTCCTCTCGTATTTCCTTTTAAGAAAGTTCCAAAAGGTTGGCTAGGCATCAACATGCACTATCTACCTTTACCTCTTCGTGCAAAGTTAATGGACAATCTATACTCTTTAGCATCAAATCGAAAATATGATGAGACAACAAGGTTGCGTATGAACTATGATATGTTGAATGGAGCAGCGAAGTTTAGATTATTCAAGCCTACAATTCATCGCTATTTGGTTCATCATGTAGAATCTAAAATGGTCTATATCAATCCATCTGAATGGGACATAGCGCTGTTTCTACCACTAGAAAGATTTTATGAAAACAAAAGTCGTATCAAAAAAGGTCAGGTCTACAAAGACTCCAGAGCAATGCTTAGAGGAAGTTAATAATGGCATTTAACGTAGCAGATTTCAGAGCGCAAATATCGAACTCTAAGTTTGGGGGACTTGCTTCGCCAAACAAGTTCATCGTAAGAATTACACCACCTTCTAGGGTATTTGCTGGTGTTGGTGATGCTTTTCCCACAATGGAACAATTAACGTTCTTCTGTAACACAACATCTTTACCTGGGAAGACTATCAAGACAGTTGATTATAAACCATATGCATTTGGTCAAGTAAACAAAATGCCAATTTCAAGGACGAATGATTCTTTTACAACAAGTTTCTTTTGTGATTCTAACTATCTTATGATGGGGTTCTTTCAACGGTGGTTAAACTTCATCGTACAAGATGGTGGCGAAATTTTCAATAACAGAGGTTATAGGCAAATTGGATACAAAGAAGATTATGCTTGCACTATAGAAATTATCGGATATGATCAAGATAGCTCAGAGAAAATCGTATATAATTTATCAGAAGCCTATCCAACACAAATTGGTGCTGTAGCAATGGGATGGGAGATGAACGATGCTGTCATTCAGCTTCCTGTTGAATTTACATATACTGATATTGTGATATCAAGAACGACAGCAGACAGTTCTGATTTCACTAAACCTAGAACACCTGTAGGCCTATTCACTCGAATTGCGCAAGCAGCATCTATTGCAGGCGTAATAAATACGATTAATATACCTCGAACTATACAAGATTTGATTAATCAAGGAACAACACTTCGAACTCTAGGAAGAGGTCTCGGAATACTTTAATTTAATGGAGTGATTTAAAATATGGCTTTACCTAAAATTGATGCCCCTACATTTATGCTTGAATTACCGTCTACAAAAGAAACTATCAAGTATCGTCCGTTTACTGTTAAGGAAGAAAAGATTCTTCTAATGGCATCTCAGAGTGGCGAAGAAGATGATATCGCTAATGCGGTTGAACAAATTTTAACCAATTGTATTATGAATGATATTGATATGCAGACTCTAGCACCATACGAGATTGAATATTTGTTTTTAAATCTTAGAGCTAAATCTGTTAATAACGTTATTGAACTTAAAATTACGGATGACGAAGACAACAACGAATATGAAATTAGCATTAACCTTGATGATATCAAAATAAAAGAACAAGAAAGAACTAACATTATCGAACTGAGCGGTAATGTTGTATTGATTATGAAAGACCCAAACTATAGTACAGTAAAAAAGTTCGATAAGAAGACAGATGACCAAAAGATGAACAGCATTTTGATTGAATGTATTGATCAAATTTTGGTTGGAGATGATGTAATTCTTATGAAAGATCATACGAAAAAAGAACAAGAAGAATTCATCAATTCATTATCATCTAAAAATATGAGAAGCATTGAAGATTATTTTTATTTAATGCCTAAACTATCTCATGATATATCTTATACGAGAGAAGATGGAACAGAAGTAACGAAAACACTCGAAGGTATGCAAAGTTTTTTTACTTGATGATGACCCATAATAGTATCTCGAATTATTATAAGGTCATCTTTTCTCTAGTCCAACATCATAAATATTCTATAACTGAGATTGAAAATTTAATACCTTTTGAACGTGACTTATATGTTGAAATGCTTATTGATCATATTGAAGAACAAAATGCAAAACAACAACAAGGATAAAGTCGAGTGTCTGAGGAAGAAACGAACACCGTCACCATTGACGCATCAGCTTTGCCTGGTATTGATGCGAATGGTGACGGGCATGTATCATCAGAAGAGATGGATATGTATCTTGAGTTCAAGCGTAAAGAGTTAGAAGACGCTGATGCTCGTAGAGATGCTATGAGGCAAATGACTTGGTTTGCTTTATTCGGAATGCTTCTCTATCCGTTTAGTATCTTCTTCACTTCGTTATTTGGCGTTGACAAAGCAGCAGTGATTATTGGTAACATTGCTCCAACATACTTCGTAGCAATCTCTGCGCTTGTTGCTGCCTACTTTGGTGCTAATGCATACAGTGATAAGAAGGGCAGTAAGCCAACAGGAAAACCATCAACACCTGTTAAGAAATAAGCTTATTCTAAACATCATTAGCTATAACGCTATTATACATATGTTTGAGAAAAAAGTCAATAGGAAAATAGAAGAAAATGGCCGAAGCAACATTAAATGACGTAATCGCCACGATGAGAATTGAAGAGCAGTTGACTCGTAGTTCGAACACTACCTCTCTTAACATTGTTATAAGCAATATATCTAGTCTTAAAATGATAATGTCAAAATTCGTCGAAACGATGAAAGAATCGATGGCTCGACAAGCTAGGGCAGATTTATTGGCCTCCAAGGACGTTAATCCGGCCACTATTACTTCTGGCGGTCGGGCTGGGGCTTCAGGGGCTTCAGATAAACCACCCGAAAAGAAGGGTGGGTTTCTCACTGGTCTTGGCGGTGCTATCGCTGCTATGTTTGGTGCTAAAACCCTAGGTGGTCTATTCGCAGGTATAGGCAAAAAGATAATGTCAGGGCTGCGAGGGTTTTTTAACAAAGTTTTCAAGCCCGAAAAAATACTAAAACTTCTTGTAAGACTTGCTGCTAGAGTCAGTCCTGTTGCTATTGTTGCAGGTATCATTGCTGCTATAAGTGGTGGAATTTCCTCATTCATGGAAAGCGAAGAAACAACGATGTTAGGTAGAATTACTGAGGGTATATTTGGAGCAGTAGGCCAAGTAATAGAATTCTTTAGCTTTGGTTTGATAAAAAAAGAAGATTTCATGAAACTTATGAAGCCGATTGTAACGTTCTTTAATGATATGGCTGAATGGGTATTGCTAATGATCAAGAACCCTGGAAAAGCGCTTGATAAAGCTATTGCAGCAATGACAAAAATTGGCATTTGGTTCTCAAATGCTTTAGGAGATCTTTGGGAAAGTTTGGGACTAGATGACCTATCAAAAGTTCTTTTTGGAACAAAAATATCAAGTCAAATGGTATCCAAATTTTTCACAAATCTGTTTAGCTCGAAACCAGACGAGGGCTACTTCAGCATAACAAAGGTGTTAAGCGATTTATTCACGGATGCTAAAAAATACTTAGATAGTGGTTCAGTAAATGTATCAAAGTACTTCACAAATCTATTTTCTTCAACGCCAGAAGCGGGGTACTTCAGCATAACAAAGGTGTTAAGCGATCTTTTTGCTGATGTTACAACAGTAGTCAAAAATACTACCGCAAATGTATCAAAGTACTTCACAAATCTATTTTCTTCAACGCCAGAAGCGGGTTACTTCAGCATAACAAAGGTGTTAAGCGATCTTTTTACTACTGGTAAAGAAAGTTTAGCTAGTGGTTCAGCAAATGTATCAAAGTACTTCACAAATCTGTTTAGCGCAACACCAGACGAGGGCTACTTCAGTATAGCAAAAGTGTTAAGCGATCTTTTTACTGCTGGTAAAAAAAGTTTAGCTAGTGGCAAAGAATCGGTGTCAAAGTACTTCACAAATCTGTTTAGCGCAGAGCCAGAGGAGGGTTACTTTAGCATAGCAAAAGTGTTAAGTGACCTCTTTACTGCTGGTAAAAAAAGTTTAGCTAGTGGCAAAGAATCGGTGTCAAAGTACTTCACAAATCTATTTTCTTCAACACCAGAGGAGGGTTACTTTAGCATAGCAAAAGTGTTAAGCGATTTATTCACGGATGCTACAACTGCTTTAGCTAATGGTGGAGAATCAGTAACAAAAATATTCACAAATCTGTTTAGCGCAGAGCCAGAGAAGGGTTACTTTAGCATAACTAAAATGTTAGTTGACGGATTTAATACCGGACTAACAATATTGAATACAATAGGAGCAAAAATTAGTATTTTTGCTACTGAAAATATAATTGATCCAATACGCAATGCATTCACCAGTGCTGGCAAATTTATGTCATCTCTACCAGATACAATTATGTTTTCAGTTCAAGAGATTTGGATTAACACTATCGCTAAGCTGAAGATTGGTTTCATTAAATTCTCGGATCTTATAACCAACCTACCGAAGCTATTAGCGATTATGGCGGAGGGGGTGCTCACTCTCACCGATTCCGGCAAAGCGAAACTCAAAGCTAGGAAAGAGGCTTTAAAGCTCGGGGGGGCAGACTCTAGAAACGCTATATCTGCAATTGAAGAGGAGCGAGTTGCGCAAGTAGCTAAGTTAGGATCTGCTCGTGCTGCCAACGCAAATGGCGGTAACGCACTTATTGATGGTAGTACCACTAGTGGTGATCATGTCGGTACTAAGGTTGGAAGCCAAACCATCAATCACCATTACCATCATTACAACTCGGATGGCCCCAGCCCGGGTTTCATGGCGGGCGGATTCGGGCGGATTTGAACACTGAGCACATAAAAAAAGGGAGAGCTAAAAGCTCTCCCTCTTCTATTAGTCTTCGGCTAACTTCTTGAAGAACGATAAACTATCATCCTCCGCATCATCAACTGTATCCACAGCCCACGAAGGCGATGAAGCTTCAGTCTTGCGCTCTGGAGCAGTCGCTTCTTTGAACTGAGGCTTGAAGTTCAACACAGTCGGCTCGTCTTCCTCTGCGGTCGTTTTGGGTGCATGTGAACCGCCATCAAGAGCTAGTACCCGATAGAGTTTAGTCTTCAGGTAAGTGTAGCTCTTGAAATTCTTAGGATCAACGAGTTCCTGTAAAGAGTGCTGTGACTTCCAGATACGCTCCAACTC